TGATCTCACCTGTACTAGCATCATAAACCAATTTATTTCTATATTGGTTCATTATGTTCTTAAGGTATTCTTCAGCCTTACCTTTTGGTAAGTTACCAACATCAATATAGAATATTCTTCTTTCTGGTGCTCTACTTATTCTGTAGATAACCAAAGAATCTTCCATCATTCTCAATTGGTTAACAGGTTTAATTGCTTTATGTAAATAAGATAATATTCTAGATCTACCAGGATCTAATTGTCCGGATGTACAATAGATTATAGAATCAGGATGTATTTTAACCCCCTGATTATGTTTCTCCATTGCGGTATCTTGGAAAATAAAATACTCTTGTTGTTTGGTGATTATTTTTGCACCAGTTTTAGGATCTTCTTTCTCATCAATCTCTTTGACCTTACGTAATTTAATAGGGTCAATATATCTTAATTCTTTAATTCCCTTTGCGGGTGATCCTTCATCTATAATAACATGATAAGGTAATCTTCCATCAACGTACCACTTTCTGAATATATCATGTGCGTACTGATTGAAACTGACTAACTTAAGTATGTGACTAAATTCATTCTTAATGCTTTCTTTTATTTGATCCGATACTTCTAAAGCATCTAATACTATATTTACTGGAGATTCATCATGATCTCCAATTATTGTTTCATTAACTATATCTTCAACAGCTGCATCACACTCTGGTTGAGCAGATATATCTCTATATTTCATTATAAGTTCTACTTCATTCTTTTGGTTATCTCCATCCACATCGAGATAGACACCAAAATGCCCACCAGTTTGTATGACACCGGCGCCATCGGCTTCCGTGTCAGGTACAAAAGATGGTCTTGGAGTTCCTTTACCTTTTCGATTTATCTCAAATCCAAAAAATTCTGCCATAATTTATTTCCTATATTATATTATCAGAGGGGAAATAATCCCCCTCGTCAAATATATTTATACTACCTATGAAGTAGTGTCTGATTCCCAATACTGAACCGCTAATTCTACTGTGAATTCTTCTATCGCATCAGCTGTATCATAATTAAGATCTATAGCTGCTACTGAAAGTGGAAAACATCCTCTAAAGTCATATCGTTTAGAAGTTGTACCATCTTTACGTAATTGTTCAACAACTACATCAGAAGAATATTCATTTAAGTCTACTAAACCAGTATTCTCTTGGTGACCATTAATTCCATTCATCCATTGTTCGAATGATTTTCTTACATCATACTCTGCATCATTGATAATAGTTAAAGAAAGATTCTCAAATGTTCTGTCGCCAGCCATTTTAAGTTTTCTTCCTCTAAAGCCTACTTCAATTGATCCCACGGTTGAACCGGGAATAGATGCTTGTTTGCATAAGAAAGATGTTAACTCAACATTCGCATCTACGAACGTTGGAAAATTAACGGTAGCCTTGAATAAAGAAGGTCGTGCACCGCCACCAGCTAGTTTCGATTTAAAATCGTCTATACCTAAAATTGCCATGTCCTATCCCCCTTAACTTGAAGATCCGGCGATTTCTGAAAATTCTACGCCAGTTCTTGTTGCTACAAAGTTTAAAGTAATGAAGTTAATAGATCTAGCAGGCTTGACATAAATATCAGCTACGAAACTATTCCCATCTATTACTTGACTTGTGTTGTTAGTAGTATCGCAGATTACTGAAAAATCACTCAGTCCTCTACGGCCCTTCACATCTCTTAAAAATGGCTCTACCAAATTCTTGAATTGAGCTCTTGTAAACTCATCGTTGAATTCGAATAACTGTGCTTTAGCAGCAGTTGATATAGCTTTTTCTAAGACTATGAATAATCGACGTACGTTAATACGATCGAATGCAGAAGGTTTGCTTAATAGAGTTTTATCTCCATATAGAATTGTCCCTTGACCGGGTAATGAAACTAATGGATTTACTCTACCCTTATACAATGTATCCCTGTCAGCCTTGACTGGGTTCCATGCAAGTTTAGTAACTCCGAATAGTTGTCCACGGTTTACACCAGCTGGTGAATACCATGCATCAGCAACTCTATCTGTACTCGCGCATACACCTGCTACGTGTCCTGCTGCACCTATCCAACGATAAATATCATTGTATTTATCATAGACATATACTGCGGACGAATCGCATGAAGCATACGAACTAGAACTTAGTCCATTTGCAAATGCCATAACATCAGTTGCGGGAGCAGCTGCACCTTGTGTGTCTGCAATTGGAGGTGATACAAATGCCATACAATCTTTACGGGCGTTAGCCACAGTAATTAATTTTTCTGCAATTGTTTCTGCACCGTTAGCATCTGGATATGCAAATAATAGGCCAACATCTACTGTTTCTGAATCTGCAAGAAGGTCGTAACCTGCTTCGATTTCACCAGTAGTTGGTGTATTATCATCTGTTCCACCTGCTAAACTATCTGCAATAGCGGTTGTTGAACCAGCTATAGTTGATAGTGTAGTGAGATTTCCTCCGGCGTTAGTTAATGCACTTGGATGATCCATCCAGCGCACGTAATCAGAACCTGTATTTACTACGTTTACATAGTAGTTTGAAGTTCCATCGGGTTTTTTAGCATCAGCTGCTTGTGAAGCAAATGCGAATGTTTCTAAAACAGTACCTGAGGTACCACTAAATACACCATCCTCATCTATCACAACCACATGAAGCTCGTCACCGATTGATCCCTTACCTAGATCTGAAGCAAAAGTTGAAGTCCCTGGTTCAGCATCAAACAAATCAGAGTACTTAGAAGTACCGTGATATGTAATACTAGACCAGTTACTAACTCCTTCTGTGACTATAGCTACTTTAAGACTGTTTCCTTTAGTACCAGGATGCTTAGCAGCCCAGTGACCAACGGATCCGCCGCCAGTATTATAACCTTGATCTACATAATGGGCATCATTTTTTATCAAAAGTCCGGCGTCATCAGCTGTAGCATTTTTATGCCCACTGGTAACACGAACCGCTTTCAATGCGTTGCCATACTTTAAGAATGACGCAGCAGTTAGAAAGTATTTGAATGTACTGTCATCCGGTGCACCGAAAGTATCTACTAAATTCTGTTCAGAACTAATAGAGATAACTTCAGCTGTCGGACCCCAGTTAAATGACCCAGCGAATCCACCAATACTGGTAGATACGGCAGGTACTACAGCGGTCGCGTCAATTTCTTTGACTTGAACGCCTGGTGATACTTGAAATGCCATCGCTTTATCCTCTCAAAAAGGTTTGTTAATAAGTTATTTTTTTAATATGATTCATAATATGGTTATTTTCATTCATGTTTATTTATAATTAAAATAATCCTGTGGTTTTGGTATCTTCTTCAAACCACACGTTTCCTTCACCATCACCCTCACCTTTATCATGATTTTGTCCATCATCTATCAAGCCAAAGGGTAACATATCATCTTGTATTGCAGCTAATTGCTCATGGTATAATAAGCTTTTCATATCAATATCAGAGATAGATTGGAATATATCTGTTGTAGTAAACCATCCAAAGAGTACTAAATTCATCATTAAATCATCATGATTTGGTGCTTTAGCTGCAAATGATTTACCTACAGATACAAATGTTGCCATCTCTATAATAGTATTAGCATCTTTTATTGTTAATTTTTTCTGTTCTATTAGATCTTTTATAGTAGAACAACCAATTCTTTTTACTCGTTTAGTCATCATTATACCAATAGCATTGGCTTTAATAGCTGATTCTACAAACATATTTTCATATTCTAAGTCATAATATAATCCATTACATACTACTATACCAGCATCATTTGACTCTATTATAACATAAGCTTCATTATAAAGATTAGCATACTTATAAACTATGTCAGGTAATAACATAGGAGATATATTATTATCTCTATATACTGCTACTTGTTCAAATGGATCAGTTGATACATCTATTATATTAAAAGTGGAATAGTCTTGTCCTCTACCCTTAGCTACATCAACCATCATCAAATAATCGTGCTCTTTAATGGGTTCAGAATAGATTAAAACGTTTTCTTTATGATGAAGAGGTTCAACAGACTTTTGAGCTAATAGGTGATTAGCTGCTATTAATGTATTACCTCTACCATGGAATGTATTACCAAATTCTTGTTCAAACTGTAATTCCGATGTATTCGCTACAGTTTCTTCTTTCCATTTTTCATCTCTTCCTGGTACATCCCACCAATCTACTCTAAAAGGTTTAAATTCATTTGTTCCTGTAGTTGCTCCTTCCCATAACTTATGATATACATTACCAACTCCATTAGCAGTAGAGCAAATTATAATTTGTGTATCTTTACCGGCCGATACTACGGGATAGGTTGATGTATAAAACCTTGCATCATCTTCTACAAAAGCAAACTCATCAAGGAATAATAAATTAATGGATAAACCCCTTATAGAACTACCCGATGTAGCTGAGGCTATTATTTTACTATTATTACTAAACTCTACTGAACCTTTATTCAAGGCTTTACAACCAGGCTGTAAAAAGAAAGGTAAGTTCTCGAGCGCGAGCGTAATACGCGCGAGCATCTCGCGAGCGACCGCGCCCTTGTTCGCGAGTATAGCTATTGTTTTTTCTGGATGGAAACAAGCATACCATAAAAGATATACAACAGAAGATATAGATTTACCACTTTGTCTACATGCTAATACAATACTAAATCTATTCTTATTAAATGAATTAAACATTTTTTCCTGATAGGGATATAGATCAAAAGGAACTAATCCTTCATCAAGGGATATAATTTTTACATATTTACAGGCAAAGTATACAGGATCCTGCATACATTTTTGATATTCTATAACTTCTTCGGCATTAAAATCACTAACAACTCCATCTCTTTTAACTTGTGGATTGCCTAGATAGCCAAATTCGTTATTCTTGATCCTTTGATTCGACATCTATAACATTATCTCTATCAATTAAAATTCTTTGTAATTCTGTAGTACTTCCTACGAATACATTATTATTTGTTATTTCTTTCTTCACATCATCGTCAGTTAATTCTTTCTTATTCTTCTGAAGCTTCATAAGTTTGTCAGTAATATCACCAATTGATTTTAGGTGATTAGATAATACTTCGAATGCGCGTGGGTGCTCGCTCTCGCGGGCGAGCTCGGCTAAGGAATCCATGGACTGGGTTCCAACCGCTATAAGTTCTTTATAAGTTTCTCGCGAGAATTCATAATCATCTTTTATATCTTTCTTAGTGATATAATCGGTTCTTTTGGTTCCTGGTAGATTCTTTTCTAATCTTTCAGCAATTGCATCTTTTTTATCGGTCATAATATACTATTTATACAGCTTGATTTAATGTGGCAGTAGCTGAACTGGTTCCTCCGGTCAATGTTTCACTTTGATAAAAATAACCAGTTGGATCTGAAACTACCATTGTAGTTCCACTTATACTGGTTACTTTAGCTGTAGTTCCTGATGTACCACCAGTGATGGTTTCAGCAACTGCAAATGTTCCACTTACATTAGACAGTGTTAGTGTCATAGATGATGGAACGTTTAAATAATCTATTGTTGAGGTAATAGCATATTCGTTTGATCCAGGTGTACCGGTAACTAATGTATCATCCTCTGTTGCAGTAGTAGGATTAACTTCTAAATTTTGTCCTTCAAAGAACATATTGTTTGATTTATTTAACCAATCAATGTCAATATTTTTAATAACCTTAGATGAACCAGCTCCGGAATAGAAAGTCATTTTCATCGTAAAGCTAATTGTATAAGTTAATACTCTTCTACTAACATAATCCCCATCATAGCTATCTTCTATACTTACATCATTTAATATGATTGGAACATCTTGTTTAAAATTAGTCCAACCATCAATAGGTCTAATTG